AATGTTTCTCTATCAAAGCCAACATACGCTCTTTTAGAGAAATTATCAAAGGTAATATTGCCCGATGGTAAGTTATCAATATCAAAAACAATTGAAGTAATAACAAACGAGAAAGCGAGAAAACTAAATGGCAAAGTTAAAAATAAAGGAGGTTAAGAGAGTTGTTTGTGACACTTGTCACGGTAATGGATACGTTAGAGTCGCAACACACGATAAACCACAACTAGATTTTAGAGATGATAGTCAGGTGCATCAATGTTGGGACTGTGATTCTGAAGGTGAGTTTTATTATACTGAAGAGATACACACAGTACAATGATATCTGAAACTGATA